AAAAAATTCGTAATGATGAAGATTATGATGATTGGAGTTATGGTACGGAACCAACATATGGTCATCCTTGGCAATAGAATATAAATAAATCAAGAAACTTTTGTCCGATGGCAATACAGAGGATATCTAGATCGTTTAAAGATATTAGTTTATCCTTTGAACCTCATCCGGTTACAAAGGATTTACCAATACTAAAAAATGAAAATGCGATAAAAAGATCGGTAAGGAACATTGTGGAGACTATTCCTACAGAAAAGTTCTTTAATCCGATCTTTGGATCTGATGTGAGAAGTAGTCTTTTTGAATTTGTTGACTATGGTACTGCTTCGATCATAGAAGAACAGATCAAACTCGCAATCAGAAACTTTGAACCAAGAGTAGATAATGTTTCTGTTGAGGTAAATCCTAAACCAGATACCAATGAGTTTGAAGCAACCATCTTTTTTGATATTATTGGACAGGACTTCCCAACTCAAGAATTTACATTTATCCTAGAGGCAACAAGATAAAATGCCTTTTACACAGTTTACCAATCTAGACTTTGATCAAATAAAGTCCTCAATAAAAGATTACCTCCGTGCGAATTCCAATTTCACGGATTTTGATTTTGATGGGTCTAATTTTTCTGTTCTGATTGATACTTTAGCGTATAACACATATATTACGGCGTTCAATTCAAATATGGTTGTCAACGAATCCTTTTTGGATTCGGCAACCTTAAGAGAAAATGTCGTCTCTTTGGCAAGGAACATTGGATACGTACCTCGCTCTAGGACCGCCTCAAAGGCGACAGTTTCGTTTAATGTACCAACTACCACAACAAGTCCCACACTGACCTTACAGGCAGGACTAGTGTGCGTTGGTGGCGTAGAAGACACCACATATACTTTTTCCGTACCAGAAAATATAACCACCACCGTATCTAGTGGATCTGCCAGTTTTTCAGGTATTGAAATCTATCAAGGAACATTTTTACGCAATCAATTTGTTGTTGATGGATCTTTAGATCAAAGATTTATTCTTGATACATCGACAATAGTTGTTTATGTAAAGGGTATATCGGATACTGGATTGGGAAGACAGTATAAGTTGGTTGATAATATCTTAACTCTTGATGGATCATCGGAGACATATCTAATTCAAGAGATAAAGGATGAAAAATATGAATTACTCTTTGGTGATGGTATATTTGGAAAGAAACTGGAAGATGGAACTATTATTACGGTTACTTATATCGTTACAGATGGTAAGGACGGTAATGGTGCATCCTTGTTTTCCTTCTCTGGATCATTAAGAGGTTCATCGGATGAGATTGTAACTCCATCATCTTCAGTTTCTATTACTACATCAATAGCATCTTCCAATGGTGGTGATATTGAAAGTATAGATTCTATCAAGTACTTTGCCCCAAGACTATATTCTTCACAGTATAGAGCAGTTACTGGAAGAGATTATGAGTCTATTATTCAGTCAATATATCCAAATACAGAATCTGTTTCTGTCGTTGGTGGCGAAGAATTGGATCCACCACAGTTTGGTACAGTTCTGATTAGTATCAAACCAAAAAATGGTGACTATGTATCAGACTTTGATAAGCAACAAATCCTATCAAAACTAAAAAATTATTCATTAACTGGTATTAATCAATCAATCATAGATCTTAAAGTTTTATATGTTGAGATTGATTCTGCGGTGTATTACGATTCCCCCAGGGTTTCTAATATTAATGATTTAAAAACCAGAATTACATCCGCCCTTAATACATATTCTTCTTCAACAGATCTGAATAAATTTGGTGGAAGATTCAAGTATAGCAAACTTGTAAGAGTTATTGATGATGTAGATACCGCAATTACATCTAATGTGACAAGAATTATCATTAGAAGAAATCTAAAGGCAGCAATAAATCAATTTGCTCAGTATGAACTTTGCTTTGGAAATCAATTCCATATTGATCCAAAAGGATTCAATATTAAAAGCACCGCATTTAAAATTTCTGGAGAGGCGGATTTTGTCTACCTAACAGATGTTCCAAATAAAAATTCTCTTGGAAACTTAGATGGTAGTGGAACTGGAATATTATCTGTTGTAAAACCAGATCCAAACGGTGTGGATAATATAGTTGTCGTAAAGTCTGCCGGAACGATAAATTATACTACGGGAGAGATAATTCTCACAACTATAAACATTACTGAAACTGATTTGGAAAACAATATAGTCCAAATTCAGGCATATCCAGAATCTAATGATATTATTGGATTAAAAGATCTATACCTAAGTTTTAGTGTTGCCGACAGCACCATAAATATGGTTAAAGATACAATATCATCTGGTGAACAAATATCTGGATTTAAAGTAACTTCAAGCTACCTAAACGGAGAACTAAAGAGGATATAAGATGATCGCAACCGGGTTTGAAACAAGAGTACAAGTACAACAGATTGTTGAAAATCAACTTCCAGAATTTATTTTATCAGAAAGTCCAAAAGCATCAGAATTCCTAAAACAATATTATATTTCTCAGGAATTTTCTGGTGGTACTGTTGACATTGTTGATAATCTGGATCAGTATTTAAAACTGGACAATTTAACTCCAGAAGTAATTACTGGAGAAACTTCTCTGTCTGCAGATATTACTAGTTCAAGTTCGGTAATAGAAGTAGTAAGTACCAAAGGATTTCCAAATCAATATGGTCTCTTTAAGATTAATGATGAGATTATTACTTATACTGGTGTAACGACTAATACATTTACTGGTTGTATTCGTGGATTTAGTGGAATTACATCCTACCATTCCGAAAACTCTCCCGGACAATTAGTTTTCTCAACTTCCTCAGCAGATTCTCATACATCTGGGGACTCTGTTCAAAATTTAAGTTCTCTTTTTCTAAAAGAATTTTATAAAAAAATTAAATATACTCTTACACCGGGATTAGAAAACGCAGACTTTGTTTCTAATTTGGATGTAAGTAATTTTATAAAAGAGTCAAAAGCATTTTACCAAGCAAAAGGAACTGAAGAATCTTTCAGAATTCTGTTTAATGTTCTGTATGGAGTTACTCCAAAGATAGTTGATCTTGAACAATATCTACTTAAACCATCTTCTTCTAACTTTATTAGAAGAGAAATTGTAATTGCCGAAAGAATCTCTGGCGATCCAAATAACCTTGTTGGACAAACAATTAGAAAGTCAACAGATGATGTGACACAGGCTTCTGTATCAGAAGTTGAAATAATTACAAGAAAGGGAAAAACCTACTATAAATTAGGTCTTTTTGTTGGTTATGATGAAAAAGCTTTAATCGAAGGTAGTTTTTCTATTCCAGGAAAAACCAAAGTAATAGGTGATATTGCGGTTGGATCATCAGTAATTACTGTTGATTCTACTGTTGGATTTAGTACGTCTGGAACTGTCATCTCAAACGGTAATACGATTACATATGGCAATAAAACTATAAACCAGTTTTTAAATTGCAGTGGAGTAAAATCGCAAATAGATTCTACCACAGACTTAAGATCTAATGAAACAATTTATGGATATGAAAACGGAGATATAACCAAAAAAGTTGAATTAAGAATTACTGGAGTTCTATCTAAATTTGTTCCAACTTCAGATATAAAATTAACTTCTGAAGGGGAAAGAATTTTTGTAAAAAATCTGGGTGAAAATATCATTAATCCAGAAATCAATAGTACAAAAAAACAGGTATTCTTTAATTCTTGGATTTATAATACGTCTTCAAGATATCAAATAAAAACAATATCAGGATCTACATTTACACTATATTCTAATATTGATAAGTCAAGTCTAAAAGAAACCGATAAAGTAGATGTTGTTGTAAGAGGAACTCAAAATGTAGTTGTAACTGATGCAGTTATTCAAAACATCAATACAAATACAAAAGAAATAAATCTTGATAATCTTTCTGGATTTTCTCCAGTGACCGGACTATCATATGATATCCGAAGAAAATTAAATAAAGCCTCAAGTTCTGGGGTAGATATTTTATATGGAAATAATATAATCACTTCTGATATTCAAAATACCTATAATGATGAAGATCAATATTTTTATACATCTTCAAACTCACTACCATCATATCAAATAACAAAAAACGTATCCGAAAGCGTTATTTCTGAAGCATTGGGATCGAGTATCCAAGGATATAGTTCTTCATCTTTAAAATACTCAATAATATCATTTAATAGTGATGTACCATTTATCACTGGAGATTCTGTTTATTATACTCCTCAAATTACTCCAATAACAGGTCTTTCCGAAGGAATATATTTTGTAGAGGTTTTAACAAATAAAAACCAAGTAAGACTATACACTTCAAGATCATTTATTCCAATTGGTGACTATGTAGAATTTGAACCCTTGGCAGCAGGTACAGGTTCTCATACATTTACATTATTAGATCATCATGATAGAAAACTAGAACCACAAAAATTACTCAAAAAGTTTCCTTTAACATCCAACATAAAATCTGGATATGGAGTAGAAACAGTTCCTGGAACTGTTGGAATGTTAATCAATGGTGTTGAAATAATTAACTATAAATCAAATGATAAGGTATATTATGGACCCATTCAATCGATTAAAGTTTTAAATGGTGGAAATAATTATGATGTAATAAATCCACCAACTATTCAAATAGCATCTCCAGGAACAGGAACAACCGCACTTGTTAGACCAGTTATTAGTGGTGTAGTAACTTCCGTTTATGTTGATCCTCAAGATTTTGACATTGAAAAAATTACTTCAGTCACAGTAACTGGAGGTAATGGGGATGGTGTGGTTTTACAACCAATTCTTTCAAAGAGATATAGAGAATTATCCTTTGATGCTAGATTGTCTACAGAATCGGGTGGAATTGATGTAACTAATGAAACAATTACATTCTTAAACAATCACAATTTATCCAACGGACAATCTATAGTTTACAATAAAAATGGTAATGATCCTGTTAGTATTGGAACATTTGGTGGATTAAATACTGATCAAAATTTAACCTTACAAAGTGGATCGGTATACTATCCAGAAATAGTAAATACAACCACTATCAAACTATATCAAACATTTTCCGACTATTATGCTGGTATCAATACTGTAGGATTCACAACAGCAAGCAACATAGGATTACACAAGTTTAGAATCTATGATGAAAAGAATACTCTAACCTCTATTAAAGTTATAAGTCCTGGAAGTGGATATCAAAATAGAAAATTAATTGTAAAACCAGTAGGCGTTTCTACAATTAATTCCACTATTACTTTTACGAACCATGGATTTAGTGAAGGTGATAAGATTGTATACTCTAGTACAGGATCATCTATATCCGGATTGACGACTACCAATCAATATTACATTGTCAAGTTAGATAATGATTCATTTAGACTTGCTAATGCTGGAGTTGGTGGAACGGTAACATCAAATTATAATAGAAACAATTATGTAAAATTTAGTTCTGTTGGATCTGGATATCATAACTTTGAATACCCACCTATTCTGGT